GATTATCTCGACAAGACCGCTGTCATCATCTATGGGAGTTGTACCGCCAGGGCCGCCGTAAGTAGGTCTTAAACCAACCTTAACGGATGTAGCACCTATAGGCATATTGGTAAACTTCAATGCAAGGAAGTTTCCATCGCCCCACAAATCGGTAATAGCATTGCTATCTGACAGATACTTCAATGTACCCGTGATAGCGTCTGTGCCTACGGTAATGCCTGTCTGCAATTCACTTACAGGCACATCGTACATTCTTGTCCCAGCAGCTTCGGCACTTACTGTGGGACTAACTATTCCCCCAGGCTTACCGTTGCAAGAGGCTTAACTGCGGTAATAGGCCCAAGATACTTGTTGATCGTAAGCTGTATCTCAACGGTTTCAAGACCATTCTGCTGTTCTTCCGGCATAGGGAAAGCAGGCGGTGTCTGCGCCCAAAATGCAAACATCTTCTGTCTGTTAGGGTTGTAGTTAACAAAGCAGATAGACTTTCCTGCTGCGGTTGCGGATGCGGATGCGCTGAATACGTTTTCCCACTCGGTAATGGTTTCATCGGTTACGTTGATAGTAACTGAAACGTTACCGCCTGTAGAAGCACGTCCTGCGATCATCTGCTCGATTTCATCTTCGAGCGCGGAAGCATCAATCTCTTCTGTATCGAGAGCGATTCCGCCAATGCTGTTGATTCTCGGAAGAAGATGGAACTCACTCGGAGTAGTTCCGATAGTTCCAACCTTTGCTCCAAAGAGAACACCAACGGTTGATATACCAGGTAATGCCATTTTAAGTTCCTCCTTTTGAGTAATAAAAAAGACAGCCATTGGCTGTCTCATTTGTATAGTTTCATGTGAAACCTTATGTTAACTGATCGCTTGTTCCAATCACTCGGTTACATACCAACTGACCGGAAACAATTTTGTTTGAGAGTTCTGCTGACGGAAATGTATTGCACCGATAATGGAATACTTCCCGCATAACCTTTTCTGCTTCGGCAAGTATAGTCTCACAATCGTGCTTCTTGGTATTTGTCCATACCTTTATGTTGATCGTGCTACTTATACTCCCTATGTCATTACCCAGGTCAAATCCATCACCTCTGAATGTGTGCCACAAACGAAGTGTCGGAAATGTTGTCGGGGTAACATTCTCATTAGATGTCGTACACGTCAGATTCGGAAACGGTGCATCTTTTCTTTTGGCAAGCATATATTCTATTGTGCTGAATATTTCAGCTTCAATGTCAAGATACCAACTCGCCATTGAAAACCTCCCTCGCAATTCTCTCTACTTCAAATATCATTGCAAATAATGCTGAATGAACGGGATAGGTCGGTGCTTCACCGCTACTATGGTGTCTCTCTCCATCAGGAGTTGTCCACCACCATCCGTAGGTGTCAAAAGCGTGTGTCTGACCTGGAAATGTTCCTTGCCCGACTCCCTCAACGGGATCGAGGACTTTAGCAAGCCAACCGCTACCAAACTCTGCCATCAATAATGGGCTTACTTCGGCTTGTTTTATGCCGCCTTGGTATTTCCACTCCCTTATTATCTTTTGACCGTCTGTGGCTACGAGAACGCCTTCTACGCCCGTCTCGTTTGGCATAATCTCTTTCTTAAAGACAATCATGCCCGCATACTCACCGCTATTAGCACGCCCCGTCACAATACCGACATTCATCAGAATGGAAACGAAGTTTTCCAACTTCTTGTTAAGGTCTTTCCTATATTCTTCCAATTTCTCGACGGCATTTTGTATGGACTTGTCCGACAGCGACACATATACTCTCATTATTTGCCTTCCAACTTTTCTACACGTTTCTCTAACTCGGTATAGCGCATCGAAAGCATCTCGGTGTCCTTTTCATCTTTTGATATACGAGAACCCTGTTCTTTCAGTTCTTCTTGCATTTTCCTCATTAAAGTTAACGCTTCGTCAAGTTTGAATATTATCTCTGCGTTTTTCTTTGCTCTTTCCTCAATGTCGTTTACATCCGCCCGCTTCGCGCCCTTTATGCCGAAAAAGATAGCCGCTGACACAGAAACAACGCTTATGAGAATAGTCAGTTCTATAGTCATACGCCCTCCTTCGTTGCCTTTTCCAAAATAGCACGATAGAAGTGCTGTCCCTCGTCAAGGATTCCCATAACTCGGTAATCTGCGCTGTTCTCGTCAACCTCTCCGTCAATATGCTCTACCCTACTGTTTTTCCATATAAGTGTTCCTGTTTGAAACGGATATTCTCCCTTATGGTAGGTTATCCTTGCTATCGCCCGCGTCTGACTACCAAAAGCCTGCAATTCTTCTAAAGAAAGATTGCCGCTTATCGTATTGTAGAACTCCGTGGGTTCGTCATAGCCCTCTTTTGTTTCTCCGTCCGTAACAGGAATCCTTACGCCATCAGGCATTGTTCGGTAAACCACGTTACCTTCATCATCCGTGACGTATATAGGTTCACTTTTATGAATGTTCGAATAGAACATCTTTTGCTTGGATCGTCTTGCCGTCCTCATGCTCTACCCCTCTTTGCACAAGGTAATACTCCATAGTAGAACACGTTCTCGTTCTCATAGTGGATAGAAACACCGTCCTCGCTGAACTGTGTCTGCCCTTCCGCTCCAATCTTGTTGTAGCGGTACAGAGCCAACCCTAAAACATTCGAATAGTATTTCTCCATCTCACGTTCTATGGTTGCATCGTCATAACTATTGGGGAACTGCTTTGCGGCCTTGATATCACGATATGCGCTTTTTACCTTTGAGCGGAGAAGAGATTCGCTAAACTTCTCACCTTCGGTTTCCCCTAATTCAGTTGTCAGTTCTTTGATTATCTCTTCTATCATGGTTGCTCCTTAAAGGTTCAGCTTGTCGAGAATTTCTTCTTTAAGCCTTGCGGCTTTCTTCCCTTCTGTATCAATCCCATGCTTTGTGGCAAGGGATTTCAACCCGAAGTAAGGCATCTTCTCGACTTCTTCTCTCGTTACATCCTTTGTAGGTTCTTCTTTTTCCTGCTCGTTAATAGGAGCGGGGGCGGTCTTAACCGCCCTCACTTCTGCCTGGGGGATTCGTGCTTTGACATTGCGTCTCACCATCATTCCCATATGTTATCTCCTTATGCGGTTTCGCAAGTAAGACCTGAAAGATCATACTCCTGACTCATTCTGCCCTTTGAACCATTCATCTCAACAACGAGTTTCTGATGATCCTTGTCGGAAATCTTGAAGATACCGTTCATGTCAGGATCGCCAACAAGTTCGACAAGTCCACTTCCCGCAGAAGGATTCAGACCAACCTTTATGGACGTTACGCCCGTAGGTACTGAACCGAACTGTATAGCGAGGAAGTTACCAGGTCCCCATACGTTGGTGATTGCATTGCTGCCTGACAGATACTTTAATGTACCCGTTATCGCTTTGCCACTCACAGAGATATCATCCTGCAAGTTGCTTACCGGCACCTCGAAAACACTCCCACCGTCCATGCCGTTAACGGTGAGAGCTACGTAGGGTTTGCAAGATTCAGCTTTATGATCTTACTCTTATCGTATACATAAGGAGCGAAGATGTTACTGCCCTTTATGTAGTTCATTTCTGACAGGATGTCGCGATCGTACTCAACAAGAGTATTTCTCTTGTGGTAGATAGCAAGCGCACCAGGCTTAATGATATAAGCTGTGTTGGTGATAATGCCCTGATTGTTTACGGACATTCTGTTAGAGGTGATTACCTGGCATCCGTGTACCATACCTACAACGCCCTTAACGATCATGTTTGCGCCGATTTCGGTGTTGGGAATCCAACTGTCGGTCTTGCGGAGTCTTCCGTAGAACGAAGGCGGGATAACAATAACCTTCTCGCCGTCGATGTCCTCACCGAACTTAATGAGTGCATCAGAGATAGCATCTGCTGCATCTGCATCAGCGGCAACATCATCGGAAAGAGTTACGTTGGAAGCCATGTTAGTAATGAGAGCGTTCTCAACGCCGCTGTTGATAGCGGTAAGTATCTGTGAAGCTGCTTCATTCATTACATTGCCTGCGCCCGCAAGAATCGCCTCGTCAGAAATCTCTACAGCCTTACCGATCTTGGACACGGTAACGGATGCGGTGCTTGTGGTCAGCTTTGCGATAGAAATGTCTTCACCTTCACCTACTGCAACGGCATCGCCGATGTAGTTGAAAGAAGGAAGAGTGATAGTATCGCCAGGTCTTCCTACAAGAGTGTCGTCTACCTTCGCCAGGGGGGAAAGTCTGATAGCGTTTACTAACTTCTTATCTATGAAGTCAGCAAGCACCTGGGGGTTCACCATATTGGTGAGTTTTGTTGCATTAGCTCCTGCTGCCATTTTTCTTATTTCCTTTCTTTGATTTGAGTGGTTTTAGAGTTTCATCAGACGGTTGTATTCCGCCGG